CACTTGGTATTAAGACAGCTATTAAGACAGAGCAAAACATGCTAAATCCTGTCTTAATAGGGAAAAACAGGGCGCAAGCGCCCTAATTCTGGTTTGATTAAGCAATCTTAGTAGCTTGTACGGCCTCTGATAATTCAGCGATTGCGATGCGTGCGGCGTGCAGGTCTACAACCTTGCCGTTGCCCTCAGCGTAGCCTTTGGTGATACGCGTTGTCAGCGACTTGATCTGAGCAAGGGCGTCGACTTTGGCCGCAACCTTTTTAAGACTGTCCTGCTTTGTGTACCAAGGCTCGACTGACATGATGTAATCCACAACTGCTTGGCCGTCGATGAAGTCGGAGCTGTCGCGCATTGTCTTGTTAAGCTTGAACGCGCCTGCTTTGCCGTCAAGTAGGCCAAACCCGTAGGTTCTGATGTGGCGTACAACTAGGACAAGGTCAGTCCCTTTAAGAGCCGCAATAAGATCGTCGTAGCCCGTGACGTCGCCGTGCTCGTAGGCATGGCCTGCAATGTTGGCGATGGCCGTTTGAGTGTCGTCGTTGACCGCTTGCTTTTTCTTAGAAATGCCCGCAATCAGTTTAGTAATTTCTTTTTTATTTAACATGTGAGTAATCCTTCGCTAAGTTAATGTATCAATCTAAGAAACACTCAGCATGAATGTCCCTTACATTGACACAAGGCACGGATCGGATCGGTAGACATAGACAAGCTATGGACTGGTTGGCCAGTAATACTAACGAAGCGCCGTGCACAATGTGCCATGCGCATTAAACCGTGCAACATTACTGCTGTCTGGTGGCTTGGACACGTTGCTAGGACGGACGTTACCTTTTTAGAGCGGGCAAATACTATTCCCGTAACCCCATAACTGGGTGCAAGTGGTGATGGTATCACAGGCCGGTTCCACGGATGTCCTGCTACTTTACGGGGTACTACCCCACGCTTACAACTCGCCGTTGCGTATGCGTTCACGAATGGCCTCATTTTCCACACGGCAGAGTTGAGCCGCTTTTCTTTAACGTGCGGTAGGTCGACACGTGCAACGCGCTGACCACCCTAGGGCTTTGGCCGTTACATATATGGCGCGGCGTCAACAGGGGGGGGTAGTGACCGCAGGGGGGTGGCCACCCACCCAGCCCTTATGTATTGCGTATATCGCAGCCCCTATTTTTTCCCATTGTTCACCCTTTGTTCTCAACCCGCCAAATACCCAATCCGAAGTAATCTTGACCCATCTGTGCCAACGTGTTAACAGATATACCTATGAGCAAACATATTAACCAAGCCATTGATCCCACCCAATCGCATAAAGCGCTGCTATCCCCCAAAGATTTGCTTGCGATAGAGGACGATCCGGCCAAGATGGAGACCTTTTCGCGGCTCCTAGGGGCAGTGAACCTCGATAATTTGTTCCGCCACATGCAAAATCCAGACATAAACCCAGCAACACGCATAGAATTTCAGAAGATGCTGAACAAAATGGGCAGGTTGGAACCCGATACGAAACTCGACCTAGGTGGATCAGGGCCCCAAGTGGTTATAAACATCACCAGGGCGAAGGATGCACCCGAAGGTATCACCATAGATGGGTCTAGCGAGGCCATAATAGATGATGCATGAGATAAATTTCGAGGTTATTGAGTCCCTCGATGACTTTTTCTACTCGCCAAAGTTCATTTCACTCGCTGTTGGCCCCGTCGGATCGACGAAAACGACCGCTGGAATTATGAAAATACTGCAACATGCCGCCAAAATGGCACCCTGTAAGGACGGAATTAGGCGTTCTAGGACGATTTGGGTGCGAAATACCCGAGAGCAGCTCCGAGATACGTCCATACCGGACTTCCTCAAGTGGATACCAGACGGTGTTATGGGGTCTTTTCTTAAAACAGAGTACAAATTCGTCATAAAAGTAGGCGATGTGGAGTGCGAAGTGCTGTTTAGAGGGCTAGATGACGCCAATGACGTACGTAGATTGCTGTCATTACAGGCTAGTTTCATCATTTTTGACGAATTTAGGGAAATTCACCCCGATATTTACAATGCAGCCCAAGGACGTGTAGGGCGGTACCCCGACAAGATGATGAACGGAGTTGGGTGCGTTACCGACGACGGAAAGTCTAATATGCACATATGGGGCATGACAAACCCACCAGATATGGACACCTTTTGGGAAGATTTGCTCACTGAGCCCCCAAATAACGTGCATGTAACGATACAACCCAGTGGTCTCTCCCCTGAAGCCGACTGGACGAAATTTCTCCCTGATGACTATTACGACAACCTCGCTCAAGGGAAAACGGACGACTGGATAGATGTGTACATACACGCAAAATTTGGGCGGAGTTTATCTGGGCAACCGGTGTTTAGGTCATTTGATAGAACTGTGCATGGCTCGAAAGAAGAGATGAAGCCGATGTTCACGGAGTCGCCGTTACTGATAGGCGTAGACGCAGGACTGACGCCCGCAGCAGTAATAGGGCAGGTGGCACACGACGGGCGACTTGTGGTGTATGACTCGCTCATATCAGATGGCATGGGGGCGCTGAGATTTATACGGGAGCGGTTAAAACCGCTGTTGGCGAACAAATTCCCTGGGCGGCAAACGCTTGTTATTATTGACCCTGCGGCGTTCCAGAGGGCGCAGACGGATGAGCGCACGGTTGCGGACATATATAAAACCGAAGGGTTTATGGTTAAGCCTGCACGGACGAACTCCGTTGCGGCGCGTCTTGCGGCAGTCGAAAAATTTTTAACCTACGTTGTAGACGGGAAGTACGGGTTTATAATTGATATAGTCAGTGCGACCTCGCTCGTGCAGGCGTTGGCCGGGAAATACCGATACAAAATAAATACAAAAGGGGCTCGCGACGAGAAGCCAGAAAAATCCCACCCCTGGTCAGACGTCGCCGATGCGTTTCAATACATGTGTCTGCACGCTGATGGCGGGGAAACATTTGGGTCGTTGGCCGCGAACACGCAGAGGAAAAACGTCGTTAAAGTCTCCGCTAGAGGGTGGACATGATTTGTTGACATGTAAGCAGATAATGTCTATGGTGCTAACAACGTCACATGTGAGAACTTAATATGGCGCTTGGCCCGCAATTAATACCTGTTGCACGAGCCTCTGACCTTGAGGATGCAGCAAACAGAGCTTCCAGCGAGAAGCAGAACAGTCCATTAATGATGGGGCTGACTTCTCATACGCGCAAGCGTTGGGAAATCATGCGTGACCACCACACACAGAATATTGAGCCTCGTTTAGCGTCATGCGTACGTGCTCGAAACATGGAGTACGAACCCAGTAAACAAGCTGAAATACGCGAACAGGGCGGCTCTGAAATCTTTATGGGCATAGTCAGCTCAAAATGCCGTACAGCCACTGCCTGGTTGCGTGATACCTTACTGGGTACAGGCGCAGACAAGCCTTGGTCACTGTCGGCCACACCAATTCCAGAAGTCCCACCGGATGTTGCATCGGATCTCCAGAACATAATGCAGCAACAGCTCCAGCAGTTCTACGCTGACGGTAACGGCGAGATCCCTCCTATGGAGCTCAAGAAGCTTGCGTCTGGTATGAAAGACACTGCGATGCGTTCTATGAAGTTCGAAGCTGAGAAGCGCGTCGAGCGGATGGAAACGAAAATGGAAGACCAGATGGTTGAAGGGGGCTTTGTTAAAGCACTGTTTGACTTTACAAACGATGTGGCAACGTTCCCGCACGCTATTTTAAAAGGGCCGATCCCACGTAAACGCAAAACTATGAAATATGTCGAGGGTGGCCTTGGCGTTGTAGAAGTTCTGCGAGACGAGTGGGAACGCGTCGATCCATTTAAATTTTACTATGCACCTTGGGCAGATGATGTCCAAAACATGCCTATTATAGAGCTACACCATTTAACTCGCGAAGACGTTGAGGAGATGATCGGTGTAGAAGGTTACGATGAGGATGCGGTACGTTCAATACTATCAGATTTCGGTCACGGCGGTTTCGACTGGCTAGACCATGATATGGCCGATATGGAAGCGGTTACTGGTGTAGACTACGATGATGCGCACGAAGATGTTGTTGCTGCTCTGCAACTCTGGGATACAATCCCTGGAGATTTACTATTAGATTGGGGTCTTGACGAGACTGAAATTGAAGACCCCCAAAAATCATACCCCTGCGAGGTCTGGATGGTTAACAACACGATAATACGTGCTGTACTTAACTACGACCCGCTAGGTCGAAAGCCTTACTACGTAACGTCTTTTGAGAAAGTCCCGGGCCGTTTAGACGGTAACGGGGTAGCCGACCTGTGTATGGACGCCCAAAACATGTGCAACGCCGCTGCTCGCGCCTTAGCAAACAACATGGGGATTTCATCGGGTCCACAGGTCGGCGTAAATATAAGCCGCTTGCCGGCGGGTGAGGACATCACACAGATGTATCCTTGGAAAATATGGCAGTTTCGTCAGTCTGATTTCGCTGATTCAACCCCTCCAATGTCGTTTTTCCAGCCTAATTCTAACGCACAAGAGCTTATGTCTGTGTTTGACCGGTTTATGGCAATATCAGACGAAGTATCAGGTATACCGCGTTATATGACAGGACAGCACGTTCCGGGCGCAGGGCGTACCTCTTCGGGCTTGTCCATGCTTATGTCGAACGCAGGTAAGAGTATTAAACAGGTTATAGCGAACATCGACCACGATGTACTTAGCCCAATGTTACTAAGGCAGTACCAAAGAAACCTACGCTACAGCGATGATCCTGATTTGGTGGGTGACGTACAAGTCGTTGCCACTGGCGCGATGTCACTCGTTGTTAAAGAAGCGGAAGCTGTACGTAAGACTGATTTCTTACGTCTCGTTCTCGAGAGCCCAGTAGCGCAGCAGATTGTCGGCCTCCCAGGCACTGCTGAACTACTGCGGGATGTAGCAGGAAACTTAAATACTAACGTTGATCGTTTGGTACCATCACGCGAAGATGTGCAAAAACAACAAGAGATTGCGCAACAACAGCAAATGATGATGCAACAGCAAGAGATGATGCAACAGGAAGCAGCTAACATGCAAGAAGACGGAACGGAGATGGGTGGTCGCCAAGACAATACCATGAGCCCACGTCCAAATGGTGCTTAGTGCTCACATCTGTTGACACGTTGACAGATATAGGATAAATTACAGCTATGATTGATCTTAATCTTTGTAACCCACAGCACGTAAATGCACTACTTCGGGTCAAAGAGGCAGGCGATACTTCCCTACAAGATTTATTAGGGGAGTTAATAGATACGGCTAAAGGCCGACTAGTAAGTGCAACCGACATGGTGACAATCCACCGGTTGCAGGGTCGGGCTGAAGCATTTGAAGATTTACTGAACGCGATACAAGAGTCGCCGAAAGTAGCAAACCGCTCGTAAGAGCACAACGAGGCACACCAAGACGGGAGCAGCATACTACGGGCGCTGCAAAACAGAAATGATGCTTTAAGGAGAACTATATGGCATTGCCAAAACAGGTACAGGCACAAATTGCTGAATTGGAAGAACTAGAGAAAACGCTAGAAGCCCAGAGAAAGCCAAAACTGGTTAAAGACGAACAAGTCGAAACCGAAACGGAACAACTGGATACCGAGGCAGAAGTAACTGAAGAAGCCGCTGAAGTAACAACCGAACCTGGTGAAGCAAAGTCAGCTGACACGTCACCGACGGACGTAGCGGATGAGTTTGAGCAGAAGTACAAAACCCTTCGTGGTAAGTATGATGCTGAAGTCCCACGCTTGCATCAGCAAGTACGGGATTTAAACGGTAAATTGGATGAACTCGCTAAGAGTATGGAAGCCAAACCGGAACCGCCGACAAAGTCGAAGGAGAAAGTCAGTTATGTAACCGATGCAGATCGAGCCGAATTTGGTGAAGAACTGATTGACGTTCAACGTCGAGTAGCACAGGAAGTTTCGCAAGAATATACGGAACGGATGGAGCAACAAGACGCAGTTATCCAGAAGCTGCAAGAACAACTTGCAAAGACGGGTAATGATGTTGGAGAGATGAGCTTTACTCAGCGTCTACATTCTGTAGTTCCTGACTTTGCTGAAATCGACAATGATGAACGATGGGTTGCGTGGCTAAATGAGCATGATCCAATGCTTAGAGGTCCGCGACGAGATCAGGCCGCCGCTGCGTTTCAAGCAGGTGATGTTGAAGCAGTCTTACATTATGTAAATCTGTTTAAAGAAAGCATTGCCCAGCCAGAGCCAGCGCCACGGGATCAACGCCAAAGCGAACTCGAAAAACAGGTTGCACCAAACCGTTCTGCTAATTCTGTACGTACGCAGAGTGCTAACCAAAACTCTAAGCTCTATTCCTCCAAAGAAGTAGACACCGCTTGGACTAAAGTTCGTGCCCTCAACACTAAAGGAAAATATGCAGATGCGGAAAAACTTGAAGCTGAATTGACAGTTGCATATATGGAAGGCCGCGTTCGAGCATAACTCTTCGCGATACATGTAAGCAGCTATCGAGTAACCAAACTTAATAGGAGGCCAAAATGGCTGCTGTATTCCCCGTCGTCGGTTCCGGCGCATTTGACACAACCCCATCTTACTCAGGTGGATTTATCCCACAACTATGGTCGCAAAAGTTGAACGCTAAGTTCTACGCGAACACAATGATGACTGAAATTTCCAATACTGATTGGGAAGGCGAGATCAAAAATCAAGGCGATACAATTCGTATCCGTCAAGCACCATCAATCACAATCAACGACTACGCAGGAGCGGGTACTACCCTGACTTCTGAAGTTCCTGTACCGATCTTCCAAGACATGCAGATCGACCAAGGTAAATACTTCAGCGTACAAGTAAACGATGTACTTGCTCACCAAGCTGACATGGACTTAATGAACATGTTCACTGATGATGCAGCTAAACAGTTGAAAATTGTTATCGAAAATGACACGTTCTTTAACTGGTTCGTAACATCAGGTGCAAACGCAGCAAACAAAGGTGCGACTGCTGGTGCTATCTCAGGTGCTTACAACTTAGGTACTGACGTTGCTCCAATCGACCAAGCAACTCCTGCAAACGTGTTGAACGCTATCTTACAGATGTCTTCAGCGCTAGATGAGCAAAACGTTCCAGAAGACGGTCGTTGGTTAATCATCTCTCCACGCGATCGTCAGCTACTAATGCAAACAAACATTGCACAAGCTTACTTCACTGGAGATCAGTCAAGCACAATCCGTACAGGTAAAATTGGTATGCTAGATCGTTTCGACGTGTATGTGTCGAACTTGTTGCCAAAAGGTCAAGCAGCTAAAGCGCTTGTTCCAGGTCTATCTGCAACATCTGGCGGTGCAACAGTATCTAACGCTAAAGCTCGTCGCATGATGGTAGCTGGTACAAGCACAGCTTGTTCGTTTGCTTCTCAGATCAGCAAAACTGAGCCTTTACGTAACCAAACTGACTTCGGTGACATCGTTCGTGGCCTTGCCGTATATGGCCGCAAAGTTGTTAAAAACGAAGCATTGGTAACAGCTCTAGTTGGCGCTGCAAGCTAATAGCTAACGGGAGGGGGAACACTCCCCCTCTCACCCTTTAATGAGAGGACTAAGCTAATGGCGACCATAAAGGTTATCGACGTTATTTCCCGCGTCGAAGCTATTTTACAAGATTCAAACGTGCGTTGGCCACGTCTCGAGCTACAACGGTGGCTAAACGAGTCGTACCTCAGCATAGTTTTACTTAGACCAGACGCAAACGCGAAGTGTGCAACATTTACATGTGCGGCAGGTTCTAAACAGACATTAACTGCTTCTAGCGGTGGATTTCCTACAGCTATTAGATTGCTAGACATCAAACGAAATGTAGCTTCTAGTTCTACTAAGAAAGTTGTTAGGGTCGTCGCGCAGAGTGTTTTAGACGACCAACGTCCCAGTTGGCACACAGAGACACAAACCGCTAACATTCAGCATTATACTTACGACCCTCGTAACCCTAAAGATTTTTATGTTTATCCTCCGGCGGCTGCTACAGCACAGCTCGAGGTCGTCTACGTCGACACACCAGACGCTCACGCGCTCACGGACAGTCAGCTAGACCCCGCAAACAGCAATGCCACCGTTATCTTAGTAGACGACATATACCTTGGCCCAATCACAGATTGGATTTTGTATAGAGCGTACTCAAAAGATGCAGAGTACGGAGCGAACGAAGCCCGAGCGGCATCGGCGTTTCAGACATTTAACGCGGCTATTGGCACAAAAACTCAAGTGGACGCGGCAATAGCGCCGTCTCCAGGAAGTATGGTGGCATAGATGGCTACGACCGCATGGAGTAAATTTTATCCTTACTTACAACCTTACTTACCTGGGTGCCCAGAGATCGTTATGGAGTCTCACTTACAAGAGGCGGCTTCTAAGTTCCTAGAGCGAAGCGAAATCTGGCGATTTGAGATTGAAAAAGATTATGCAGTAAATAATGTACCAGACTATCCAATACAGTTACCTTCTAACGAAGCGATACTAGAGAATGTCTACGAGTTAATACTGGATGGGCGACCTATGAG